ACGGATAGTAATAAATTGTCTAAGTATTTAACTGACTGTGGTATATTTACTGAGAAGAGAGCATCTTCTGATAGTTACGATTTCATGTGTTCTGAAGCAAACCTTCCCAGTTCTTCTCTTGAAATGTCAGAAGAGATGGGAAGTCGTCAAGGTACGATTGAAAGATTTGCAACTCGAAGATTATATAATGAGTTTGATTTTACATTCTATGTGGATAGTGAATATAATGTCTTACGTTTATTTGAAGAGTGGATGAATTTTATTAGTCCAGTATATGATGGGTTTTCAAAGTATGAGGGAGCTCCTGAAAGTCAATTAGGAACGTATGGCGATAGAAATAATTTCTCAAGGTTTAGATATCCGAATGAATATAAGAGGAGAATTGCTATTACTAAGTTTGAAAGAGACTTCTTAAAGAAACCAAATGAAGCACAAGCATCGTATGGTAATCTTACAAATCAATCTTTATTAACTTATCAATTTATTGATGCATTCCCTGTGAATATCAATGCCGTACCTTTGACTTATGAGGGTAGTTCCATTACTCAAGTGTCAGTTGGATTTAATTATCTAAGACATACAGTATCGAAACATGGTGCTAAAGAGGTCAATACAATTGGATTATTCTAAAAACCCTGCTATATAAATTACGACTTGTTATAGTTTATTATGCCTTTACCAAAAATTGCTACTCCAACTTATGAGTTGGTACTGCCTTCAACTGGAAAGAAGATTAAATATCGTCCATTTTTAGTTAAAGAAGAGAAGGTTCTTGTTCTTGCTTTAGAGAGCGAAGATGTCAAACAGATTACGAATGCTATTAAAGCAATTCTAAAAGATTGTATTAGTACTAGAATTAAAATTGATGGTCTTCCAACATTTGATATTGAATATTTGTTCTTAAATATTCGTGCGAAGTCTGTAGGAGAAGCATTAGATCTGGTTGTGACTTGTCCTGATGATAATGAAACTACTGTACCTGTGAAAGTTTTTATTGATGAGATTGAAGTACTACAAGATGAAGATCATAGTACAGACATTAGTTTGGATGGTAATCTTACATTAAGAATGAAGTATCCGTCATTGGATGAGTTCATTGAGAATAACTTTGAGTTTGGTGATAATAATGATTCATCTATAATTGAAAAATCATTTGATGTTATTGCATCATGTATTGATATGGTATTTGATAAAGAAGATTCTTGGGCAGCATCTGATTGTACTCATAAGGAACTTGTTGAATGGCTTGAGAGTTTAAATTCATCCCAATTTAAAAATGTTGAAAAGTTCTTTGAGACAATGCCTAAGTTGACACATACATTTAAGGTTACAAATCCGAATACTAAAGTTGAGAGTGAAGTGACATTGGAGGGATTGTCGAGTTTTTTCGACTAAGTATGTCTCATATTGATCTTGAGTCATACTTTAAAATTAATTTTTCCTTAATGCAACACCATAAATATTCATTAACTGAGATTGAAAATATGATGCCTTGGGAGAGAGATATCTATCTTGCTCTATTGAATCAATATATTGAAGAAGAAAATGCAAGACTCCAAGAGGCCTCATAGACCAAATGCAAACTTTATTTAAACCTAATTTATTTTCAAGTTCTTCATCTAAAGTAGGTGCGAAGAACTTTGTATCTGGTGGAAAGAAATTAGGTTCATCTATAGTTGGTGCTGCAAAAAATAATATTATAGGTTTTAATAGAACTGCACAGGCAATGATGCCTGAGAAGAAGGAAGAGAAAGAGAGTAGTTTCATAAAAAATTATACAAACTTCTTTGGGTCTAAAAAGACAGAGAAGATTTTAAGAAAGAATTTAAAGTTAGTTAGAGATTCATTAGTTAATACTTTTGAGATTGCTAGACATTTAAAAGCAGCAATCATTAGTATTAGTGGAGGTCTTAAAGGTGGTGCTGGTAAAGGTGGTGGACTATTTGGTGGATTTATGGATGCAATTAAAACCTTTCTGACAGGAGCATTGGGTGGTGCATTGATAGCTGCCTTACCTATTCTATTAAAAATTGCTGCAGTTGGTGGTCTTCTTGCATTTGCAATTGCACTATGGAAGAATGAAAAATTTAAAAAAGCAACATTAAATTTTCTAAAAGAGTCTGCTGAATTTATATGGGAAAGCATTAAATCTCTTGCTATTGCTTCTATTAAATGGATGTTTGGTGAAACAGAACATTCAAAGGAAGTGAAACAATCTTTAAGTCCAAAGGTTATTAATGCTAATATAAAAGAACATGGTGCAGAGAAGACATTGGAGATGTTAAGAGATCAATATGCTAGGGATAAGGAATCTGGATTCCTTGATTCATTTAGAGCAAAACGTGATGGTATAGAAGATGAGTATATTAGGAGAATGACAGATGTTGAAAGAAAAATTTCCAAACAACAAGGAACTAAGAATATAGTTTCTATAATGGAGAAAGAGGTTCATATTAGAAAGGAGGAGATAAGAAAAAAACGTAATAATTCTCCTGAATTGAAAGCAATTATAGCAAGTAAAGATAAGAAAGCCTATGACGCATATAGGAGTGAAACTCTTAGACTAATGAAAGAAACAGAGACAGAGATAAGAGACAAATATCAACAGATATTACTTAAAGGTGCTGATGGTGGAAGTATACATGAATCAATGATAGAGGGAAAGAAATGGGAAGGATCTACTGCTTTTGATCAGAGAACATCTTCATCCTCAGTTTCTTCAGATTCAAATTCTGAAGTGAATGCAGTAAAATCTGATCTTACTAGTATGAATTTTGAAAATTTTTATGATGATGGATCCCTTGATGAATCTAAGTTTAGTTTTGCACCAATCACATTTAATAATGCACAGGGACAGGATTCTTCTGGAGGAGAGATAGTAAATGCTTCTGGTGGTAGTTCTCCTGGTGGTAATGCTGTTACATTCTATTCTTCATCCAATTCAGATCCTAGTTATCACAAATTGAATGCACTAATGACATTTAATATCGTATAGTTATGGCAAAAATAAGTGCGAAAAATTCCAATCTAAAGACTATTGCTAATAAGATAATAGTATCTCCGAGCACTGCTGCTGTTTCTGATCTTAAATTTAAAAGAAGGAAAGACTTTAGTACATTTGTTAAGTGGATAGAGTCTAGTAATAAAGCACTTGCTGGTATAAAGTTACCAAGTAAAAAAGAGGTAGAGAAACTTGGTAAAGGTTCTGGTGGTGGTTTCCCTTGGTTATTTGCTCTGCTTGGATTAGCTGGACTGGGAGCATTAGGTATTGGTAAACTTGCTAAAGGTGCTGAAGGTGAAGGGGATGAGAAAATTGATAATGTTCAAAAGGTATTAAAGCAAGATGAGATTAGAACTGCTACTGATTTTAGTGGAAGGATACCAAGAGAAATTAATGTAAAAAATGTTAAGAATATTAAGGTTAACCCTAATAAAGTTAAAGTTAAACCTAGTAAGATTAAGAGTAGCACATTAAAGACACTCAATAAGGGAACTAAACCTAAAGTAGTTAATACTGGTACTAAGGGTGGCAAGTTTACATCCACTCCAGGTAAAGCACCAACAATACCTAAGAAAGTAGTACCTCAAAATAAATTAGTACAGAGTGTTACGAAACCTTTTAAGCAAATTAGATTAGATAAAGGAATTGGTGGAGTTGCTAGGCATGGTCTTACTGTTGCTGGAAGAGTATTGGCAGTAGCTGATGCTGCACATACAACAGTAGATAGATTGCAGGAAGGTCAAACTGTTAATCAAGCAGTTGTTGGAGCAACTGCGGAAACAGCTGGTAGTTGGTATGGGTTTGGGGGAGGATTTAAATTGGGTAGTGCAGTTACAGGAAAGATAGCACTCCCATTACTTACTATTCCGAAGGTTGGATGGGTTGCATATCCACTTGTTACTCTTGCTGGTGGTATTGCTGGTGGGTATGCAGGATCTAAGATTGGTAGATCAATGGCAGGTGGTCTTGCAGATAAATTTACTGGTGTTTTGAATAAAGCACAAGCAGCAAATAACAAGAAATCAGTAACAGAAAAGAAAAAGGATGAGAATAATATAACTTCTGGTGAGACAACTATACCTGTACCAATAATAACTTCTGGTGATAATAATGGTACAACTATACCTGTACCAATTGGAGATGTTGGTTCTAATAATACTTCATCTTCTTCAGCAGCAGTACCTTTCGATAGTGGATTAAATAATACATTATCGGATCTTTTACTTACTAATTTAAAATAATGGCAGTAGAGTATCAAACTGGTTTAAAACCAGTAGACATAGCAATAGAATCCAAAACAGGTGAATCTGTAGATCTAAGTACATCAACTGTTTTTATTGATTATTTTGAGGATATACTTGAACCAGTTGTATCGATGCAGATTACTTTGAATGGTTCTTATAATTTGATTAGTGAATTGCCAATACAAGGTGGAGAAAAAGTAAATGTAGAATTGGAACTTGCTTCTGGAACTTTTCAGAAGGAGATGTATGTTACTAAAGCAAGTTCAGGAGATTTTCAAAGACAGACGGGATCAACTATACTACATCTAACATCAAAGTATTCTCTTCTGAATGAAGGAAATAGATGTATGAAAAGATATTCTGAGACGGCTACAATTGATACACATGTCAAACAAATTTTAAAAAATAAATTAGGTGTGCCAGATGCTCTAATGAATGTAGAGCAAAGTAGTAATACATATGGGTTTATTGGAAATATGAGAAAACCACTTCAGGTGTGCCAGTGGTTGTGTCCGAAAGGAATATCAAGTTGGGGTGTGAGTGGTGTAAGTGGAAAGACTGGTACTAAGACAGGTCAAGCAAAGGGGACTGCAGGATTTTTCTTCTATGAGAATGCAGATGGATTTCATTTCAGAAGTATTGATAGTCTAGTTTCTGATACTAGAATACAAGATAATAGTTCAGATGCTGAAAAGGTAATTACATATCAAACTAAAGGATTTGGTGGAATAGATTCAAATTTATTGGAGAATAATTTCCAGATTATTAATCATTATTTGGATAGGAATGTTGATGTGAAGAAAGCATTTGCTATTGGATTGTATAAGAATGTTAGTTATATCTACGATACATTAAGTCATAAGGTTTCTTATTATGGATATAATTTTAAAGATGAGTTAGGAGATAGTCATCTTGGTCAGGATGATATTCATGATCCATCTTCTTTGTTTGGTGAGATAGCAAATAGACCTACAAGAATAGTAGCAAGAACTACAGATCATGGTGTTCTTGGTAGGACAGGTGAACTTAATGAATCTGGTAGAGATGCTGCTGACATGGCTAAATCTTTCTCTCGTTATAACTTGTTGTTCACACAGGCACTAAATATTCTTGTACCTTGTAACTTAGACTTAAAGGTAGGTAATGTCATCAAATGCGAACTTCCCCGTGTCCAAGAGGGACAATCTAGGGAAATTGACCTATCATTAAGTGGTTATTATATAATTAAAGAAGTAAGACATCACATTGAGGTCGGTGAAATTACAACTTCACTTAAACTTATAAGAGATTCTTACGGATTTAAAATTCCAACTTCTACTTAAGGAGAATTATGACTACTAAAGTACCAGAACACGATCTAACCCATGAGGTTTATATTGATCCAAAGGATCATAAAGAGCATGTCAATCATGGCATGATTGAATATACTGAAAAGGATTTAGAGATGCATAATGATGCATTCCATGATCACACAGAAGAGGAAGTAGAACCTAATGATGGTAAGATCAATGATTGGCACACACGCCATGAGGATCAGCACTTAGAAGTGTATTGTGATAACCATCCCGATTCACTAGAATGTAGAGTATACGACGATTAAATTAAATGAATGAAACCCTTTTAAAATCTAATCTTCTTGGTCGTGACGGATTTGTCTGGTGGATAGGTCGTGTCGCTTCTCAAACAGTGTGGAAGAAAGAAAATACTTTACTTGGAGTCAATGGTGCTAAACAACAAAGGGTGAAGGTTCGTATCATCGGATATCACCCTTGGGAAGAGACTGAAATGCCAGAGAATGATCTTCCTTGGGCCGAGGTGATGCAGGATCCGCAAGTAGGTAGTGGACAAGGTGGTATAGGTGAAACTATGTCACTTCAGGGTGGTGAGACTGCTGTTGGGTTCTTCTTAGATGGTGAAGAGGGACAGCAACCAGTTATTATGGGATTGCTTAATAGGAATCAAGAATCTGAAAGTACTATTGCTTCAGATGATACTATTACAAAAGATAAGAGTAGTAACTTTGAAACTTTTACTAATGAAAGTCAAAAGAAAAAAATGAATCGGAGGGATTCAACATTTTCGGTTAAGAATCCAACATCTGTTGTAACGCATAAGAATACGGTAGATAAAGCACAAGCAGCAGCAGAGAAATTATACACTAAAGAAGTATCAGTTCCAAGTACTTGTGGTAATGATGCCATTAGTAGACTTACTCAAATGGTAAAAGAGTTTATCGCTCTTACAAATACTTTAGAACAAGTAGGAGATAAGTTTATTGATCCTTTACTTGAAGAATTTGTTGATATGCAAAAGGCAATTAGGAATATTGCAAAACAAGTTCAAGGAGTCATTAAGAAAGTTCTTAATAATATAAGAAAGGGTGTTATTGGAAAGATGAATATCGTCTTTGGTAAGTTCTTAGGTGCATTGAAACTTGTTAACCCTCTTTCATTCCTTACTGATTTAGCTGCAAAAGAAGGATTTAAACAGATTCTAGATATTATTTTTTGTATATTTGAAAAGGTGGTGGGAGATCTTTTTGATTTCCTTGTAGGTATGTTCAACAAACTTCTTGGACAGGTTATTGGTGGTCCTATTTGTGCTATAGAACAATTTATCTCTGGTATATTATCAAAAGTTTTTAATATGTTGGAGGGTTTGTTGGATCCACTAATGAAAGGATTGAATTGGTTGATGGGTGGATTCGGTTCAGTTGCTAAAGTTCTTAGAAAGGCAAGTGCTTTTGCTGAAGCAATCTATTCATTCTTATCTTGCGATGCTCCTAAATGTACTGCTCCAGCTGGTTGGATATCTACAATAAATTCTGGAATTGAAGATGCAGCAGATGATTGGGGTCAAACTCTAAAAAATATTGATGTGTTCTCAGGTATTAGTTCTTCTCTTACTGATATAGGTAAAGGGATTAACGAGAAAATTGTTACTGGTTTTGGAACTACTATTGTTAATGGACAAGAAACAAATGTAGTAGATCTTGGGGATGTTGTTAGTGCAATTAATGATCCAGAGTTTCAGTATGATGGAAGTTCGACTCAAGAGATTCTTGATAACCTCGATGTAATAACTGGTGGTAATCTTTCTGGTAATGTTGGAGATAAATTAGGAACTATTGATGCAGCAATAGCAACAATGCCAATACTTGGTGGAACTAATTCAATATTTAATGCATGTAATCCTAATAATCCTACTACCCAAGATGATATAGTAACAAAACCTGGAACCAAAGCACCTAATTGTATTCCACCTGAGATTCGGATTGCAGGAAATGGATCAGGTGCAGATTTATTCATGAGTGTTGCTAATAATAGTACAATATTTGCAATTGATGTGATAAATGGTGGAAGTGGATATGATAGTGACACTACTATTGCTATAGTTGATAATAGTGGATGGGGTTCTGGTGCTCAAGCACTTCCTCAAATTGTTAATGGTGCTATTGATAGTGTTGTCCTATTGAGTCCAGGATATGGATACTGTAGCGGAAATACTGGTATTGGAACAATTGGAGTTGGAACTACTGGTGGAACTGGTATAGGAACAACAGGAACAGGGCCTGATGATGGTGGAACTGGAATTGGAACTGGTACTTATGGATATGTTGAAGATATATTTGTGAAAAAACCAGGTAAAGATTATGATCCAGATGATAAAGTTAAGATTTGTTCCGTTGGTGTATGTACGTATGTTAGCATTATAACTACTCCTTGGGGTGGTATTGGAGAAGTACAATGGACTCCTTGGAATAGAGAGATGGATGAACTTCCAGAGATTACAATAGAGTCTGAGACTGGATTTGGTGCTGACTTTATTCCAAGAATGAGATATAATGTACAATCAACCAGTGACATTGTAAGACCACTTATTGGTATTACAACTGTTATTGATTGCCCAACAACTGATCACCAATAGAGAGTATAATGACTGATTCTAATTTTAATACACCAACTGCAGGTCAAGTAGGACAAGATGATGATTCAATGTCTCAGATGGATAATATTGATGAATTACTTAACTATGAACCAGGTCAATTTGTTTTAAGTCAAGAAGAATTAGACAAACAATTAGAAAAAAAGTTTGAAGATTTTTATAGAAGAGTCTATCCAGGCTTTACATTATCGTCTGGTCTTGATACAATGGGACATGGTAGAGCAGAATTGTGTCTTACCACAGACACTGCTCAAGCATTACATTTTTATGAACAAGGTAATTGTAAATTGGGTTCTAGGAAATCCATAGAACTTAGAACAGGTGATAAAGCAACATCGAAAGATGTTGCTGTTACTATTACCTCAGAGAATGGACATGTTGTAATAACAGCACCACGAGGAAATCTTGTTTTACAAGGAGAAAATGTTCTAATTGAAACTACAGCAGATGATGGTCAACTTACTATGAAATCGAGCAAAAATCTTAAAATAGATTCTCCAATAGTTTTAATGGAGTCTAACAATTGTAATTTAACTGCTACTTCTCAAATGTTATTGTATGGTGGAGGTGATTGTTTGGTTTATTCTGAAGCAGGCCCAGTAGAAACTGGTGCTGGAATGGATCCAATTCTTGCACAAGGTTTAGTTGGTAAAATAATTGCAGCATATAAGAATGCAAAAGCATTTTTTGCTAGTGGGGGATAAATGAGTTTAAAACAAGTTCAAATTGAAACTGGTGCTGTAAGGATTGGTGCTCCTGATTTTTCAAAGTCAGTAGTTAGTACAAAATTAGTTGGATCTGGTCTTCTTGCAAATCCAGGAGTTAGTATTTTTGGTGCTAGTCTTTCTGTTGGAGTTGCAAAAGCAACAGTAAGTATTGGCCCAGCAGTTGCTTTGTCATTACCCATGAGTTTGTGGGTTGATGGAATGTCCCAGTTTAATGGTATTGTGAATTTCTTTGGTGCAAAGAATTCTATGGGTGTTTGTACTAAATTTGCTGCATCTATAAAGAATGCAATCGGTATTAATAATGGAGTCAGTACTAAGAATGGTTTATCAGGTAAGAATGCTTTAAGTTGTGATAATTCAGTCTTAAATGTTGCAGGTAGAATCAACTGTGCATGGTTAGAAGCGAGACTTGCGAAAGCAATGGCATCTCCACCAAAGAAATTTGATATACCTCATCCAACTAAAGTAGGATATAGATTATCTCATGTTTGTTTAGAGGGCCCTACAACTGATGTTTATATTAGAGGTAGACTTAAAGATAATAATGTGATAGAATTGCCAGAGTATTGGAAAGGTCTAGTTGATCCAGAATCAATTACTGTCAATTTAACTCCTATTGGTATTCATCAAGAACTCTTTATTAAATCAATCGATAATAATAAAGTAACAGTTTCCAACAATAGTGCTGCACGAATCAATTGTCATTACACAATATATGGAGAAAGAAAAGATGTTGAGAAGAACATTGTAGAATATAAAGGACAATCTCCAGCTGACTATCCAGGAGATCTTAATCATGCTTCAATTGCTGGTTATCACTACGATGTTAGGAAAGGAGGTTAATATATAATGGCAAACGTAGCTAATAAAATTAAAAAAGATCTTAAAGATCTTTTGGAAAGTAAGAAAAAACAAAGATTAGAAATTCTTGATTTACTTGCTGTTAAAGATGTTACTATTGATAAAATAGATGCACTTATTATTAAGATTGATGAGAATTTACCTCCTTTATTTGATGAAATCAATGTTGAGGTTAATAATGTTAAAGCAGCATATGATGAAAGAATAACTGCAGGATGTCGTAGTGCTTTGTCTTGGAAAGATGAAGGTGAGGTTGATGATGAGGATGGTTCTCGTCAATACGTAGTTCAAAAGAATCCAGCAACTAGAATTGATTTTGGATATCATGCATTAAAGTATTATCAATATCCACGAAATAGAGATTATGGTTCGAGTTTGGTTGCTCAATTTGATGGGAATGTTGTTGGAGGTGGATTAACTATTGCTGTTACGACAGGAGTAGTAACACTTGGTGAAGGAGAACCTTTATTTCCAGAGACTACTACTCCTGAATATAAAAGAATTAAAGTTGGTGATGAGATAGTAGATGCATTAGTAAAACCAGAAGTATTTCAAGCTGGTAACTTACCAAGTGTCGTTTCAATTGGATTTACTGATACCTTAAGTGGAGTAACAACTTCTGTTGTTGGTTCGGTTGGTGTTGGTGGTACTATTCTCTTTAATATGGGTATTGGTAATAGTGATGCTACTCCTGTTGGTTCTGGAATTGGATTGACTGGTGTTCTTCATCCTGATACGACTGTAGTTGGTCACGGTACTGCATCACATACGTTTGCCAAGCATGGTGGTGTTGGTAATGGTGGTAATGTTGGATTGGTTACTGTAGTAACAGCAGTAGTTCCTACAATTATATTAAATCGTCAAGCATTAGGTACTGCTTCTACAGAAAGGTTTAGCGTAGGTATAAAAACAAATGTTACTGCATTAACTCTTAGTACATCTGCAGGTATGTCTGTACATGATGGAAATTTTTATGCGATTCGTACTGGTGTTGAACCAGATGAAAATTTTGTAGTAACACAGAATCCACTTGATCCAGTTGCAGTTGGTGTTATAAATTCTTCTAATTTGGGAATAGGACATAGTGCTGTATATGTTAATGCTAGCTCACCATATACAGCAATGCCACCTGGCCCATTTCAATGGAGGGAAGTTTTACAAGAACCAGAACCAGATGCAGGTGGTGGAGCAGCAGTTTATAGTAGTGGTAACCAGTCCTGGCCATGTGAAATAGATATGGATGGTGATGTTGATGCATATGTAGAGGAAGGAGATATTATAATTACTCCTTACGGCCCTCCTACAACTAGTGACTCTCCAGGCCCTGAGGTACCAGGAAATAGTGCTTGTGATGCATTAGATGCTGCCATAACAGCAGCAGAAGCAGAAAGAGATGTAGTGATAGCAAGAATCGAACCAATTATTAAAGGTTACGTTGCACAGACCAGAGCATTAAGAGCAATCAGAGATGATCATGAAGTAGAAGCATTTGGATTATTGCAGGGTGCAGCATATATGAGACAAGAAGTGGAAAGGTTGACTTCTATGCTCTCGGATCTTGAGGGTCAAGATCTTCCTGTTGTTGACATGTGAGTTTGGTTGTGATAAACTGTACACTACACACTAAATAGATATGTTCATTCGCAGAGAAGACCTAA